AGATTATGATTGTCATGATATTGAAGAAATTAAAAAAGATATTAAACAATATGAAAAATGTTATACTTTTAATTGTCCATATTTTAATTGTTGTAAAAATGGAGACCCCAATTTAAAAGGTAGTGACTTCAACTTCATGGGATATAAGAATAAAAATATATGTAAAGATTATTTACAATTAAATAAACATAAAAAAATTGAGGCAATATTAAAATGAGATTTAAAATAAAACAAAAAACAATAAAGAAAGACCCAAAGGTTGGAGATATAAGAATAAAAAAAGCATTTTTATTATTCCCAAAAAAACTTCAAAATGAAAGGCGATGGCTAGAATATGCCGCATGGGAACAAAGATGTTATTTACGAACACTTTTGCATACAGGATCAAGCTATGCTACCTGCGCAAAAGTACCAGCATGGACATCATATGATATGAAATGGCGAGATGATAAATTATCCAAACAGAAAAAAATCAAGGCAATATTAAAATGAAAAAGCGCATATGCCCTTTAAGTTTTATAATAGATAAAAAATTAATTACTAAAAGGATGGGCGGCCAAGTTATGCATGGATGTGGAAATCATGGTTGTAATGATAGCAACTATGATACTAATTATTCTTGGTATAATCCATGTACTTCTACCGATGGGTATGATAGTCAATATGCTACATGTGATGTAAGAAAGAAATATGAAAAATCTATAAAAATAGAAGAAATATTAAAATGAAATATAAAGTTAGCGGCGATTGTTGCGTTATATTATGTCCTTATAAAGTGGTATCCATGAATGGTACAACGGCATATGTTGGATCAATCGGATGTCAAGGATGCCGCTATCATATAAGTCAAGATATGAACACAAGAAACATTAAATGTAAAATGGAAAAGATAACGAAAATAGAGGCAATATTCAAATGAAACCAGAAATTAATGATTTTAATCCTACTCTAAAAGAAATTATGGTTGAAATGTGCGAGAGAGTTGGGGCCGATCCATATAAAATAAGATTTACAACAGACAAACAGTGGTATACTAGATATAAATGGACAAAAAAAGAATCAGAAGATTTTGGGAAATGGCTAATTAATTATTTTTATCATAATACTAAAAGACAAAATGACATTTTTTCAGGATTTAATTATTATAATAAACCCAAGTATGTAATCAGAAAAGATATTTTTTGGTTCACCTTCAACTTTTCCTGGTCTTATAAAAACAAAAACGATATAAAAAAAGAAAAAATAAAACAGATATTAAAATGAAAAACTCAGTAAAAGCTTTTTGGAAACATATTAATAAATATATCAAAAAAGATATTGATTATTTTTATTGTAAAGATACTTTGTGTAATGTGGGCGATTGTCCACATTTTATAATTTGTACATCATTAGTCGAAGGAATACCTGTATCAAACCAAAAAGAAAAAATAATAGTTATAAATAAATATCTTAAAAATAAAACTAAGAAATATAAAATTAAAAAAATATTAATAAGGATAAAATAATGGGCTGTGATTGTCATTTGAGTGTAGAAAAAAAGATCAATGGAAAATGGGTTACTGCTCATAAATGGTACGAGGAACGTTTTAAAGACGAATCAGTTTATTATACCACATATAACCCCAAACTAGATTATTCTGCTAGATATGAAGACGATAATTATAATTATTGTGACAGGAATTATGAACTATTTGGATTATTAGCAGGAGTAAGATGCCCACATACCAATCAAATAAAACCCCCATCTCATCTTAATAAAAAACATAATTATGGGCTACCAGATAATTTATCTATGGAAACACAAAGGGATGTTGAAAATTGGGATGGCGATGGTCATTCTCATATTTGTTATAATATTAATGAGTTTAAAAATCATTTAAAAAGTATTAAATCCTGTTCGGCCGTTTTTTGTGATCTGGTAAAAAAATGTTTAAAAGAAGTCAGAAACGCAAAATTAATTGGTATTGTGGAAAACCTTTCTAATAAAAAGCTGAAAGATTTGAAATTAACCCAAGATATAAGGTTTATCATATTCTTTGATAATTAAAGACATTTTGCCCAATATTCAAAATATACGAAAAATGAGAAAATACACTTTTTTAAAAAATGTCGAAAAAAACTTGATCTTGAACAGATTGCATGATATAATATGTATAAATAAAGGTATGAAAATGGAGACGAAATTCAATATACATAATTTATCATGTTTGCCCAGTATTGGTGCGATACAGGATAATTATATCGTAGAACATATGTAAAGGGTATATTTTTAAAAGGAAATTATGCCCGATTATTAATGCCATTTTGGTAATTGATAATCGGGTTTTTTAATGGATTGATGGTGTAAATGGCTGCACGCTAGTCTGTAAAACTACAAGTCATGGTTCGAGTCCATGTCAATCCAATATTCTCATGAAAGAAAATTTGATCTTAGATATTATTAATCTTAATAGGTGGTGAGAGCAAACCTTGTAGTGTAAAAAATATTAGGGCCTGAATATGGATTCGACTTGATATTGAATATATTATTGACAACAAAGATGTGAATCTCAAAATCAATAACTGAAGACGAAAACCTTCTTTTAGCAGCGTAAGCTGCTACGGGTTTTAATAAGACGCTTATTTCCTATTAAAATTTGTCATAACAACTAATAAGATTGTTAATAGTATTTGTGGGTACTATTGATGAAAAATACTACAAAAAGGATAATAAGTTATTTGCTTGTTTGGATTTATTGTTCTGATTAAAACAAGAATTGTTGTATATTAGATATTATAGGATTTATTAAGGACCGGAGAGTCGGAGCTCCGCAGGTCCAAGGATTTTACGGGTACGTTTTATAACAACTCCAAGTATAAATAATAATACAAGGATAAAATTATGTATGAAAATATATGCAAACATTGTAATGAAACAATATCGGTAGAATCAAGTAGAAATTTTTCTAACCATGTAAGGTGGTGTAAGAAAAATCCCAGTAGAAATAATACAAAAAATATTTCTATTTCTAAGAAAAAAAGAGATGATGAAGAATTGGGAAAATTAAAATCGTTTAAAGTTGATTGTAAAAAATGTGGGAAAATGTTCCACGTGGTTGAACGGGAAAAACATTTTCCGAAAAAGGAAAAGTATTTTTGTAATGTTAGTTGTGCTAATAGCAGAATACAAACAAAAGATATTAATGATAAAAAAAGAGAAAAAAATAGAATTGCATCTCTAAAATTATGGCAAAATGAAGATTATATAAAAAAAGTTATGTCAAATAAAAAATCAATTTTTACGAGTAAGAATGAGGTTTTGATTAGAGAACATTTTATTAAAAAGTTTCCCAACGACGAATGGACTTTCGGAGGCTCTTTAAAAGTATTAGGGCAAAGAATAGTTAGAGATTTATATTCTAAAAAATTAAAAATATGTTTTGAATATGATGGAGTTTGGCATTTTAAGGATATTCATAACCAATTAAGGAAGAAACAAATTAAAGATAAATTATTAGAAAGATGGTGTAAGAAAAATAACTATAAATTAGTTAGAATAGACGAATTAAAATTTAAAGATAAGAATTTAAAAGAATTAGAAAAAATAATTTATAATGATAAAAGACAAATTATTAAAATTGGTGATAGGTATTTATAGAGATATAGAGTAATTGGCAACTCGGCAGACTTTGAATCTGCAGTTTTGGGATCGTTCCCCGATATCTCTGATAGAAACAAGACGATAAGGTTCGAGTCCTTAATGGGTGTGTATCCTGTATGGAACTTGTCTTGTTTCAGAATTAAATAATTTGCCCCTGCTTGGGGTAGAAAAATACAGCCCGTTGGCAGCACGGAGACAGTACACAATTTGAGGCGAAGTGAGAAAACTAGTAAGTATCATGGAGTTGGACGAGTCGCATGTCAGTGATTTATATATGGTGGTATTGGTGTAATCGGTTTGCATGTAGGACTGTGAATCCTAGGGAATGAGTTCAAATCTCATATACCACCCATTTTATTTCGGACCGTTAGCAAAGTGGTTTATGCACCACACTTTTAATGTGGCTAGGAAAGTTCAATTCTTTCACGGTTCAAATTAGGGAAAGTAGCTTAAAGGCAAAGCAGGAGTGTTACATGCTCAAGATTGTGATCTCGGAATTCACCTTTCTCATTCATCTCGATATGGTGTAATTGGATTAGCACTTCAGTCTTCGAAACTGAAAGTCTGGGTTCAAATCCTAGTATTGAGAATTTTTAGGGACGATAAGCTGAGATGGATCAGTGCGGGCTTGAAGAGCCTGAAAGGTTGGATCGTTACCAACTCGTCCCATATATGACTATCCTAAAGTGTAAGGAAATAACCAAACCTTTTTGTCGCGCTGCAGCGGACACCCAGCAATCGGGTATAATCAGGACTAGAATGGATAACTAGTTATAAGTAGTCGGCAAATTTTAGAGCCGATAATCTTGTCGTTTACATAAACAGGCAAGCTATAAAAAAGATTGCAGTCATATTTTAGTGAGTGTAGGAAAATTGGTTAATCCGTCTGCCCTGGGAGCAGAAGATTGAGAGTTCGAGTCTCTCCACTCGCAGTATATAATAAAGGATAATATAATGAAATGTAAGTTTGTAGATAAAGGAATGATAAAAAAATATGATGTACATAGGTGTACATTAGATTCTGCTCACAGATACGTAGTGTGTTATGATACACCAAATATTAGAAATCATTATACCGAATGTTCATATTATAAAAAGAAAATGATACAGGATAAAATAAAAGAAATATTAAAATAATATTATAGTAAACTAAAAAATGCATTGTTAACTATCAAGGTTAACAATGCAAAATTAGGTTTACTATATTAGGGGAATTGGTATAATCGGGAACACATAACCCTTGCACGGTTAAGTAGACGGATCGTAACCGTCATTCTCCAGTAATGAGCGGATATGGTGTAATTGGTTAGCACGAAACTCTGATAAGGTTTTAGTCGAGATTCAAATTCTCGTATCCGTACATAAACCAAGGTGCGCTATCTGGCAGGCGGAAACACTGTTAATGTTTTGCATGTGAGTTCGAATCTCACCCTTGGTGCATATGTTCCCGTCGTCTAACGGTATAGGACACCAGACCTTCACTCTGGCAATGGCAGTTCGATTCTGCTCGGGAATAATAAATAATATAAGGAGGAAAAATGTTATTTACAATTATTAATGATTCATTGGAAACAATTAAAAATTTGCAATTAAAAAAAGATTCCAAAAGAATAAAAATTGTCCAAGATGGATTAAAAGATTATGTAAAATATACTTTTAAGAAAAAATAAAAGTATATGATTGCCGATGTTGTGTAACGGTCAGCACGGGGCCCTGTCAAGGCCTAGGTGGGAGTTCAATTCTCCTCATTGGCGTTTTGTTGCGGAGTGGAGGATAAGATCCTCGATGGTCTCATAAGCCATTATAGAGTCGGAGCGTTACCGACCTCCGCTAATGACATATTTTTAATATGTTTTCCTTTCGCAGAGCATTGGTTAAAGCTTAGAGTATATGTAAGATTATACCTGCCACGGTTCAGAACATAACCGTACTTGCTCCATAAGCATACTTGGCGATGTGCCAGATTTGTACTCTGGAAAAGTGGGTTCAATTCCTACATGGAGCTATCCGATTTAATGGTATAAATAATTATATCAGAGGATAGGAGTTCGATTATGATTGATAAAGACAAACTAGTTAAATATTTAGATGATAATTTTTCATATGTATATATTGGTAAACAATATGGAGTATGTGACAAAACTGTAGCCAACTGGGCGAGAAAATTCGGGTTGTACAAACCAAAATATAAAATGGTTTATAGAATTGGATTAAAAAAAGAAGATAAAAATTGTAAAAATTGTGGTAAAAAATTAGAAGATAATAATTATGATAAAAAACAAATTAAATATTGTAGTAAAACATGTCAAAGAAAAAAAGAATATAAAGAATATGTGGACAGATGGAAACAAGGAAACGAAAATGGCCTTAAAGGAAAATTTAGCACATCAATGCACATTAGAAGATACTTGTTCGAAAAGTATAATAGTAAATGTTGTAAATGTGGATGGGATAAAATAAATCCAATTACAAAAAATCATCCATTGGAGATTGATCATAAAGATGGTAATTGGTTAAATAATAAAGAAGACAATTTAGAATTATTATGTCCAAATTGTCATAGTCTTACTCCTACTTATAAAAACCTTAATAAAGGCAAAGGTAGGATAGGAAGAAAATAGGCACTCGTACCCAAATAGGTTAAGGGGATGGTTTGCAAAACCATTATGTATCAGTTCAAGTCTGATCGAGTGCTCATATAGATTAGGTATCCGTAGTGCAGTGTAGGAATAAATCATGGGTAGCGACTGCATCGTCCATAGAGCCTATTCTATTATGGTTTGGAGAACTGAAATAAACCATTTCTACCCGATGTTTACTAGTGCTCTCGGGATAATAGACAAGCGTTCTCCACAAGCGGGTATCGTATAACGGCTAATATAAGAGATTTCCAATCTTTTGATCAGGATTCGATTTCCTGTACCCGCTCATAGTACAATCCTTGACTTACCATAAGTGGTATAGAGACTTCTAGGTAAGAATACTATTTATATCGATAAGACTCTCTAATGTTATCATTATAATAAAATAGGATTAAAGAAAAGGTGTAAGTATCGTTTCGCATTGATACTGAGGGGTCTTCCTTCCTATTGCGAAGTAGGAAATGTGGCGGATGACGATGGTGTATAGCGCTCTATCCCAATGGCAGAGGAACAGGATTTAGAATTCTGGAAGTCTCGGTTCAAATCCGAGGAGCGCTAATAGTGGTCGCGTAGCCCAACGGCAGGAGGCAAAAGGTTTAAGCCCTTTCCAGTATGAGTTCGAATCTCATCGCGACTAATAATTTTATTCCGAACCTATGCTCTACGGAGAGGAAGGTCAGGACAATATTGCTTAAGGTAGGAGGTTATACCGTTATTACTACCGAGGTTGCAACGAAAAACAGTCTAGTGGGTGAGCAACACTATTATGACAAGGTTTCGGCCAATAGATAAATATAGGTTAAAACAGAATCCTGCCTATGAGAATAAAATTATATTAAAGAAGGAAAATAATATGAAAGAATTAAAAGATTATAAAATTGATAATAAAAAATTAATTAAAGTCCAGTTTGAATATGAAGATGGTATTATACAAAATATTGAAGGCGAAGACGCAAAAGAATGGATGAAAAATATTGATGGTATGTGTATGATAGGACATATTCATGGATCGCATATGAAACAATTTAACTGGAAATTTTATAAGAAGGAGTAAATAATGTTAAAAAAAATGGATTATTATTCATATGAGGATTTATTAGAATCATATGGACATAAAATATTAATCAAAGTTGATCAAGACGATTATCAAGGCGACTCGATGGTGTTATTCTATAATGAAAAAATTGATACTAACCAGAAATATGGTTTTATGGTATATGGATGGGGTTCTTGTTCAGGTTGTGATGCATTAGAAGGATGCGATAGCAATTATAAAGAAGTGCAAGATTTGGCTGATAGTATGGAACAAAGTATTACATGGTTTGAAAGCTATAAAGATTTTAAAAGATATATTGATGATAGAGGAAAGGATAGTGTAAATTGGTACGATAATGGCGAATTAATGAAAGAATTTAGAAGTGAATTGGTAAAAATCAAAAGAATTAAAATAGAAGAGATATTGAAAAATGAATAAATGTCCACATTTTAGATCCAGTTTTTCCGAAGATATGGGATTTGGTAGATGTCATGTAAGACCTTGTGTTGACGGTGGATATTTTGCCTGTTATGATGGCGGTAAATCTACTAATAAATGGAAAAAATGTGGCGAATATAAAAAACATAAAAGGAAAAAGATAAAAAAAATTTTGGAACAATAAACCGAAACCGGTATCGGCATGGTTTGCTAAACCATTTATCCCTTAATAGGGGTATGAGAGTTCGAGTCTCTCTTGTTCCGATGGAAGGTGAAGCAGCTGCAAGGGGTGGCGACGTGATTTGAAACCACGGTGTCCCGAAAGGGGCTGGGGATCGAGACCTCCACCTTCCGCATATGGTTCGTACAGCTAAGGAGCGGTCAGGTCTCCAAAACCTCGACGAGCAAGTTCAATTCTTGCACGAATCGTATATGCCCCGATAACTCAAATGGATAGAGTACAAGTTTTCTAAACTTGACGTTGCAGGATCGTGGCCTGCTCGGGGTACATTTGGGAGTGTAGCTTATTGGTTAAAAGCGGTGTTCTTATAAAGCATCATGATATAATATAATATGAAAATAAATGAAGTAAAAAATTTAGGGAAATTATATTCCCAATTAATGAAAAAAGAATATCCCAATTTAAAACCTGTTAGAAATAAATTAATTCCAGATGAAAGTCATATATTATTTATGTGTCAGGAATTATCCAAATGGGATAAGAAAAAAGATAAGGCTATGAGATGGTTAGGGTTTGTCCAAGGAGTATTATGTTCAAAAGATTATTTTGTTATTGAGGATTTAAGAAAACACAATAAATAAAGGAAAATAAATGAGCACTTATAGATGGCCTTGGGATGACGAAACAGAAAAATACTGCACATATTTAAAAATATTTACGTCACAAATAGATTGTGTAAACTATTATGCATGCTCGCTTGATGATGATGGAAACCATCCCAATATTGCATGTACGTCGGGTATATGTAAATGGGGCAAAAAAATGGAAAAAATAAAAGAAATATTAAAAACTTGATCTGGGTCGGTTTGTATGATATAATATACTATTGAAGGAATTGAAATGGGCGCAAAATACGAATCTTTATCCCAATATGGGAAAAAAACAGTAGAAAGATATGGCGCCAATGTATACCCAATGTTAAAATGTCCATACCTAAAAAGAAAACATCTTTATATTGGCGGGTTTCAATGTATGGACGATTGTCGTCATAATAAAGGTAAAGATAGTGGCGATATTCTATGCGGATATAAACGATTTCAAAAGATTTTGGAGATACTTAAATGATTTATTTAACAACTGATTGGCATTTATGCCATAAAAACATTATTAGATTTGAAAACAGACCATATAATTTTGAGGATAAAATTCTAAAAAACCATTGCGCACTAAAAGAACATGATATTTTAATCAATCTTGGAGATGTATATTTTTCCCATGATAGGAAAGTAAAGCCTATTATGGATAAATTAGTATGTAGAAAATTTCTATGCAAAGGAAACCATGATAGGAAATCCATCCATTGGTATATGAATAATGGGTTTGATTTTGCATGTGATTTTTTTATTAAAGATGGGATAGTTTTTTCCCATATACCATTACCGAAAATAGAAAACACTGAGTACAACATACATGGACATTTTCATACCAATTCTCATAGTGCAGATGGGTATAAATTTTACGATCCCAGATATCATAAATGTTTGTCCATAGAAGAAGAAAATTATAGCCCAATTTTATTAGAAAAATTTGTATCAAAAAAGCTTGATCTGAGTATGGATGCATGATATAATATACATACAATTAATTTGGAGGAAATATGAATAAATTAATCAACAAAACAAATATAAATTTAAGGTTTGCCCTATTTCCAATTCTTGCCCGTTTGGCTATTGCTGAAGAAAATTTATGATTAAAAAAATTATAAGTTATATTATATCTCTTATAATTGCGGTAGTCATTGTATTTTTAGTTGTTCTTGCAACATCTTGTGAGTCTATGGAAAAATACAATGACTGGCGCCCTAACTCAGATCATTGGTTAGAAGATAGCACGGATTAAAATAATGGAAAAAAGATATTTTAAAGAATTATATAAAAAAGTTAAAAGTTCTAAAACATGGTGTAGTACTTGGGTAGGCGACGCTTCAAAGTATTATGTTTTTAGCCCAAATACACTGATGATTTTTAAAGGAGATTGGGATATAAAAAATCAAAAAACCCCCGAGTTTACCCGCATATTCATTGGTGTAGATTTTGGTATTTGGAAAACACAAGATGATTTATTTGCAAAGGTTAGATAAATTGCCGAGAAGGTTAATTATTATTCTTCTGAGGTGGCAAAAGACAGGATAAGATTTGATGATTTAACTAATTACCAAAAGATAAAAATATTAACAAGGCCGATAAAAAGAAATTTTAAAGATACTCGAGATGAGTTCTATAATAAAGGCTTTTTAAAATTTAAAGCTGATCTGAATAATACTACAGTTGAAAATTTAGTAAAAGAAGATAAGATTAAGGCGATATTAAAATGAAAGATCCAGATATATGGTATCCCAAAGAAGATAACGTACTTAAAGGTAAAACTTTTTGTATAACAGGTGCATTAGGTAGAGATAATCGACCAACTTATATTGATTATATAAAAAAATGTGGTGGATCATATCGTTCAAGCGTTTCCAGCAAATTGGATTATTTAGTTACTAATGCAGATAACTATACCGTTAAAAGACAAAAAGCAGAATCTTTTGGGGTTAAAATAATCACTGAAGATCAATTATATAATATGATTGAAAAATCAAAAAAAATTAAAGCAATATTAGAGGATTGAAAATGAGTGATACAAGAGTTGGTACTGGAATTGGATTAGGATCTGTAATAGCAGTCATAATCAGTTTTGTAAAATGGCATTCTATTCTATGGGCAATAGTCCATGGGCTTTTAGGATGGATTTATGTTATATATTATTTATTGAGTGGATATTAAAATGAAACATTTATTATTATTTGGTATTGGATTAATATTAATTGATATTGTTTTAATGAAGAAGTTAAAATTAGATTATGTTTGGACTGTGATATTTAATTTAGGTCTGTATTTAATGATGATGGCATTAAGATGAAACAATTATTATTAACAGGCAAAAAGTTTATGTCAGGGTCTCCGAACTCTCAGGACAAAGCGAACAAATATCTGGTCAAAAAATTAATTAAAAAATGGGACAAAGATTTACAACATTTTATAATAAAGGCAATCGGTTTTGCAGTATTGTTCTTTATAACATGTTTAGCCATTATAAGGTGGTTATAAAATGAACGGATTAAAAAACATTGAAGGAGTTAAACAATGAATAAAAAATTATTAATATTATTATGTGTAGCATTCATAGCTACAGGTATTGGGTTTATAAGAATAACCCAACATCAAGAGCAAAAAAATGATCAGAGTCAAAGGACTATTGTAAATACAATAACAAAGACTGTGATAGTAAATGTTCCTAGGGAGAAAAAGTATAAGAACATAAAATGGAAGATTGTTTCATATAATACTCTTAAACAAATGTCCACCATTTTTTATGAAGACATGAATCAATGGCAAAGAATGTCCAGCAAATTTGTCCCAGCGGCTGGTGGAACTGGTTGTATTTTATACCCAACAATAAATGAAACCCCAATAGTTTATACTAATGGAACATCATATACAAATAATAGTAAATCATATAATACAAATGTAAGTAAAGTAGAAACTATTTTTACTAAAATTAAATCTGTGTTTTTCTAAATAGTTTTTCATATTTTAAAACCACCTCAGCCTTGATGATAATGAAATATCATCAAGGCTTTTTTTACGCCTACTCTTAAAAAATTCATATAAATAATAATATACATTAGGAGAAATTCGCTATGGCAAAACCCCAAAATAAATCAGAATTCCAATCATATATTAAAAGAAAACTCGGATCCCCTATAATAGAAATTGAAATAACTCCAGATCAATTTGATGATATAATAGATGAGGCTGTTAATTTTTATTGTGAAAATGTATATGAAGGACAAAAAGATGCCGCATACCTTATTAATCTACTAGATGGGACTTTAGAATATGTATTGAATGACATACCTGGTTTGGAAAATTTATATTCAGTTACCGAAGTAGTAGATCCAACGTCAGCAGGATATATATTTCCTTCCAATTATGGTATTACCCCTGCAGACGTAGATTGGTTGGTTAGTCTTGGTAGATTAGAAGGTAATAATCTAGTGGACTATGAAATAGCTATGGAGAAAATATCAGCAATAGAACACGTTGTTGTTCCCAGAACAGAATGGAATTATAATTTTAATACTGGTATATTAAGATTTAGTACAAACCCATATGATAGAACAAATAAAGTGGTATTATTATGTTCCATATTATTAGACTATGATGGAAATTCTACTGGAAAATTTTGGTCAAACAAATGGCTAATTGAGTACGCTACATCGATGGTAGGAATGCAGTGGATGCAAAATTTGAGGAAATTTTCTGGACTAAACATTCCTGGTGGTGGAGAAATAAACGATAGGTATAGTGAATTTAAAGACGAGAAAGATCGACTTGAACTATACGCTGTGGAAAGTCTTAGTTATGCCCCATCAGCATTTGTTCCTTATTTAGCATAAATAACCATATAAATAATAATGTAGGGGGACAGAGAGATTGCAACTCTTTTTCCCGAAACCCAATTAGTAAGGAATAACCCCTACAAATATATCTATTGGGAGATCAAATGCCAACAAAAAAATCATCATTGCAAGAATTTATAAAAAGATCCAATAAAATCCATAAAAATAAATATAATTATTCCAAATCAATTTATAAGAATAATAAAACAAAGATAATTGTTACATGTCCCATTCATGGATATTTTAAACCAACACCAAACAATCATATATCTAAAGGATCTGGATGTCCTGAATGTGGTATTATAAAAGTATCATCTACTAAAAGAAAAACAATAGAACAGACTATAATAGAAGGAAATAAAAAACATAATAATAAATATGATTATTCGTTGGCCAATTATAAAAATGGTAATACTAAAATTAAAATAATATGTCCCAAACATGGATTGTTTTTACAGACTCCGTACAATCATGTTGGTATAGGACAAGGATGCCCAAAATGTTCTGTTGACAACAGCTATTCGGATACCGAAAGTTTTATAAATAAATCTAAACAAATTCATGGTATCAAATATGATTATTCTTTGGTCAATTATAAGAATAGCAAATCTAAAGTAGATATTATATGTCCTATTCATGGAATATTCCAACAACAACCAAGTGGACATTTGAATGGTAGGGGATGTCATATATGCAAAGAAAGTAAGGGAGAAATGGGTATTAGGATATTTTTGGAAAACAATAATATATGTTTCAAACTGCAAAAACGATTTGATGGTTGTGTTGGTAAAAAATATAAACTCCCTTTTGATTTTTACTTACCAGACTATAATTTATTAATAGAATATGATGGTATACAACATTATGACAAGACCAGCAAATTTTACCATAAAGAAACTATAATTAATGATAATATTAAAACAGAATATTGCATAAAATATAAAATTGACCTATTGAGAATCCCTTATTACAATATAGATGCTATAAATAATATTATAGAAGAAAAATTATATATTTTGGCCAAAAGGATAATAAAATGAAATTTGAAGAATATTTAAGTGAATCAAACCAATATGGAACTGCAGGGGCTTTAGTTAAAAATTTTAATCTAAGCGAAGAAGACGCTGGTGATTTGGAAATGGATATTAATATGAAATGTGGTGATAATAAGAAACTTGAAAAATTAGAAGATTATAGGGTTGAAGTTGTAAACAAAGGCAATGATTTACAAATAAAATATTCTATGGATACATTTAACGCAATTAAGAAAAGTTCTGCAAAGAAAAAAATAATCCAATCTGAATATAAAAAAATAATTGATAAATTGGTTAAGACATACCAAAAAGGTAAACCAGAAAGCAATACAATAAGAGCAACATAAAATAATATATGGGAAACGAAAAAGAATATTTCACAGATTTTACTAGAAAGAGAACTACTGATGTATACCAATCGGTATATTCTGATGCCATAAATCTTTTTGGACTTCCCATTTACTACTTGCCAATGGATACATATGCTGAAAGTGATGTAGACGGTATTTGGGGTGAAGTTATTAATAGAGATTATAGTAATGTATACGGTATGAGAATGATCTCTGAAGATCAAGCCAATATGGCCGGTGGTGGAGATATGTTTTCTAAATTTGGCGTGGACTTAACAGATGATATAACATTATTCATAACAAGAAAAGAATTTATTGAAAGAATAACTGGCGATGATATAAGAGTCATCGATGATGACGATGAAACAGTTCCAGACACAGACGATACCAGACCAAAAATATCCGACCTAATATATATTCCCATGTGGAAATCAATGTTTGAAATCACTTTTGTGGAAGAATGGGAAAACTTAATGATTGGTAATAGATCATGGTGGAAATTAATTTGTAAAAAATATAAAGTACGACAAAGAGATATTATTGATATGGACGCTACTGGATTTGATACCACAAAAGATAATGAATTGCCTGATATGACAGAAGATATATCAACTATAGATAGTGTAGACGATGATGGCAAAGCTAAATATGATATTGAAACAGATCCAGATGCTACTGGTTTTGGGCCAATATCAGATGATGATATAACAAATGATGATGGGGTTGATGAAGCTTCAAGTATAAGAGATGATAGTGAAGACGGAGGATCAGACTTTATGTCAGATTGGTAAAATATTATGAAAATAAAATTCAAACAATATTTAAAAGAAAATCCAGATAGATATATATTATCAACTGGAGAAATGGCCGGATGGCAAAAGGGAATGACCTTTGGTTATTTTGGAGGTGATATGATTATTTCATCAAAGGGAATAACTCACGGTATATTAATAAGAAATATTCCAGACGAACAATGGACAGAAAAAAATATAAAACTGTTTTTAGAAACAGCCCATAAAAATGTTAAAGATATAGTAGACTATAGTCCTACTTTAGGGTTTAAATCATTAAAAAATTTACAATTTACGGGCGCAAAAAAGATTGCTGAAAATAGAGAAATGTATGAAACAACTATGACATTTGTTGCTAGAACAGGATTTGGGTATGCTGGTAGGATATGGAAAAATCCAGGCATTGTATCTTTTTGGCATTATCCAAAAAGTAAAGAGGATTGGTTAAAATTTAAAAAAGACATTGCTAAAAAGGGGATAAATATAAAAGATAATTGGAATTTAGATTTATCTAAAGATGATGGAAAAGGACATTCCCTTAATATCGGCACATATGAAAAATCAAAAGAAATGAAATCTGTAAAACACAATTTACAAGCAATACATCTAATGAATCCAATTGCTAAAAAAGCATTCTTAGATAAGGTAAAAGGATTTGGTAGTAAGAAACAAATGGACATTGCAAAAAAAGCTGGATTTGATTCCTATGCAGAATATAAAGCTTTTACACAACAAGAGAATGAAGAAAAAACATTTAAGAATTACTTAACAGAAATCTTCGATAAACCAGCAAAATGGAATTGGATTAAGAAAGAACAATACCAATGGAAAGCAAAATTTGAAATAACTAAAGAAGAGAATACAGTTAGATTTTATACCGACTTATATAGAATATCAGAAGGTGGCGTTACAACATGGATAGTAGAATTTAATAGAATACAGACCAAAGGGCATAAAGGAACACAAAAACTGATCAATGATGATAAAATGCAGTTTACAGCATTCTCTACAGTTAAAGATATCCTATTTGAATTCTTAAAGAAAAAGAAACCTACATCATTCGCTCTAGGAGCCAAAGAACAAAGCAGACGACGACTATATAAAACATTTGCAAAATTAATAGAAAACAAAACCAAATACCGGTTCACCCGTGCCGTAGAAGAAATATCAAATTCTGGGGAAAATGTACAATATATGTATTTTAGAATTAAGGGCAAGTGATGGCAACAACTAATGTAATTTATAGATCGAACTCTACTAAGAAAATTCTTATTGCTATGGCAGATACATTTTCTGATATTAAAACGGCACAAAGAAAATCTAAAAGATCAAAAGATTTTAAAGATGTAACAGTTCCTGTATATATTTCATCATCAGAAAAACTAATTGCTCGAGCAACAAAACTGGCTGCTGATGCAAACACAACTAGAATATCACTGCCAGCAATAGGAATGAATATAACATCAATGGATTTGGACGAGAATAGAATATTAACTCCATTCACAAAAATTGTAAATGAAGGACAATTTGTATTCAACCCAGTGCCGTATAATTATACTATTGATGTGGCTTTGATAGCCGAAAGAGAGTCCCAATTATTTGATCTGTTAGAACAAATAGTTCCATTTTATAGAAAATCCAGATATTATCCTTTAATAGATTTTAAATTTTATGATGGTACAGAAATACAACGAGACTTGTGTATGGAATTGACATCCACTCCAATATCATTACAAGACTCTGATATAGGACAAGAAGACGAACAAACATTTACTGCTACATTATCATTTATGGTAAAAGGGTGGATATATGGTTCTAATAGTACAATAGATTTTAAAGAGGGTGATGATAAAAATACAGGGTCGGCCGGTCCTGGGTCTGGTGCTGGAAATGTATTGATTAGATATATTGATATTGATTTTGAAAATGAGAATGATGTAATTTTTGAAAATTATCTATTAGATACCGAATTTACTGGAGATGATGATCCAGATTCAACTGGATATGAACCAAGAGAGACAAAAACAACATATGTAGGAACTGATAATGCATAGGATTTTATTATGAATACAGAAACGATGACAGAACATTTAGACCAAATAATTGGTATAAAAGAAAAACAAGAAATTGTTGAGACTAGAAAACCATCATTGCCAATACCCAAAGGGTATGATGACATGCAATTAACATCAAAAGATAATATAGAAAATGCAATTAACATCAAAAGATAATATAGAAAGTGAATTATTAAAAGGTAGGACTAGATTGGAAGTATCCTATACCAAACTAGAAGATGTATTGCAAAGTCATTCTGATAATGCCATCAACTTTGGCAAGAGCCGTGATGTAGAGGCAGTATCAGCACTAGGAAAAACATTATTAGAAATGCAAAGAGAGATAAGACAGACTAACTCAGATTTATTTAAAAAAGACGATCCAAAAGCCATTGACCCCAAACATTTAACACAGAATAATATTATATTATCAGGGGATATGCGTGACGTACTTAATGCTATTGATATGAAAAATGATAAACAATAGGTATAAATAATATTATAATAACAAATAAATTTTAGGGGCATAATATGTTGTTCGAGCAATATTTAGAAGAAGGTATCAGGTATAATACAAAATCATTCAAATTTAAAAAACAATTTATGGGTAAAAAAATAGCCATAAAAGATTTTATTAAAAATTTGAATAAGTATATTGAAGGTAAAAAAATCAGCGCAAAAGAAGTCGATGAATTTGAGACTGAATTGGCTAGCTGGGAAAATAAAGATATTGGTGCCAGTAGTGTTACATTCCATGCTGATACAGAAATTATTCCTATCTGGAAATAATTTAAAATACAGAATTGGAAAAAAATAGAATATCATTTAAGAATTTTCTTTTAAATGATATTGACGAAATTAAGAAAGAAATATTAGAACAATGGAATATTTTAGTGAACGCAAAACCAGAAGACATATTATTAATTGAGCGAGAACCCCTAACAAAGACTCAAAAAGATCATTCTGAAAATATTATAAGGATGATAAGAACACAAACCAATGAATGGAATGCTATTCAATGGTTAAGGTGTAAAAAGTTTACTGGAATAATCCAAGAAGAAATATCAAAAGGTGATAAATCGAATAGTAATTTATTATTATGTTACGGACATAAAAAATGAAAATAAAATTCAAAGAATATATTTCTGAAGTACCATATATTCACGATTATAAAATGGCAATACCAAATGGATTTTTTGATGTAGAAGAAGAATTGCACGGACATTCATTAGAAGAATTTGTAAACTGGATGAGGGCTTTCATGGATGGCCAGAAACATAAAGACAAATATGGAAATATTTTAAAACCTATTAAGACTACAAAAGACAAAATAGGTTTTGTTAATGCATTTTTAGCTAGTGATTTTTTTGATAATTTTGATAGAAAGTATAAGAAACCAGACTGGAAAAAACTATTAATAGGAAAATAACATATGCCATCATCTGTAATTAAAGCTTTTAGTCGTCAATCAGGTAAGTCTCCAGCAGTCGTCGAAAAACATTGGAAGGATTTAAAAAAACAATATGGCGAAGACTATGCCGCTATTGTTGGAACATTAAAAAAGATTTTAAAAATTGAGAGTAATCATATGAAAGGATTTAAAAATTATCTAAAAGAACAAGAAGAAAAAATAGTAATTATAGCTACTAGCGCCACTGAAGCTAAAAATATTGATAATTTAGATCGTATTGGAAAAGATGAAAATAAATATTTAAAAATATTAAAAAAAATGGGTATAACCGCTCATGTTATATTTTTAGATAATGTTTATTATGAATTACAAAAAGACGGAAATATTTTTATAAAAAATAATAGATTTGAAGAACCACAAAAACTAATACTAGATCCAAAAAAGGTTAAAGTATTGGTTAGACAAGAATTAACAGCAGGTCGTGAAGCATTTTATGATTTCTTAATAGAGAATGGGATACCAGTAGTTAATCAAAAAGAAACAATAAAAATATGTGGATCTAAATATAAAACATTTCAAAAGTTAAAAGAAAATGGTATACCAACGCCAGAAAGCGTCATGGTATCAGATGAAGATTCAATAATACCAGCGATGAAAAAAATTGGAAATAAATTTCCAGTTATTGTAAAAACTGTTAGAGGATCACTGGGTAAAGGCGTTGTTAAAGTTGAGAGTCCCGAACAATTACCATCTATTTTACAATCTATTTGGTTATCAGACGCCAACGATGTTCTTATCCAACCATATCATAAAATTGATTTTGACGTTAGAACATTCGTTATAAATGGTAAAATAGTAGCATCTATAAGAAGGAACAAGATAAAGGGAGATTTTAGAAGCAATATAACATTAGGCGCAGAAGCCGAAAAATATGAATTAAATGATGAAGAAAAAGAAATTGTACTTAGATCCCACCATGCTGTTAAAGCAAATTACTCTGGTGTAGATCATTTTGTTGTTAAAGGAAAACCAATTGTCATAGAAGTTAATAGTTGCCCAGGAACTACTGGAATAGATAAAGCTTCTGGTGTTGATGTTTCAACGGAGTTATTAAAATACGTCTTAACTCTATAAAATAAGATAAATAGTAATACAAGGAATAAAATATGGGAATTTTACTTAAAGATTTATTATCAGAAGAAGAAGTTGAAATGATGGAAGGATTTAATAAAAAAGAAATCAATGAAATGAAAACTATTAAATTCAATACAGATACGGATCTACTGTCCAAGATATACAAAAAATTAGAGTCAATAGGCAAACTAAAACAAGGTGATTATAAAAAGGGAGACTTCTATTATTATCTTGAAGTTGATGATAAAAAATATGATGATGCCGTAAAATTAATCGGCAAGAATAATATAGGGGAATAAAATGAGTTTTCAAAAATACTTAAAAGAGAATACTACCATGAAGGTTATTAATGAACTGAATGGTGCCAGAACATTAGGATTTAAAGGCAAAGATGATATGGGTAAATTCTGGGTTGTAACAAAAGCTTCAAAAAACTCTGAATTGGGAGATATATTATTTGATGCTGATGTATTTGATATGATACTGCAAGCTAGAGGCGGACTTGCTGGTGGTGATATTGAATTAATAACACATGATAAGAATAAAGCAAAGAAATTGGCGGAAACTTTATTAAAAGGCGTACAATCATGAAATCATTTAAAGACAAACTAGAAGAACAAACCAAATACTATGATTTTTTTATGGCCAAATTAAAAAAGTTTGGTGTTAAATCTCCTGCATCATTAAACGCTGAAGAGAAAAAGAAATTCTTTAGCGAGATTAAAAATGAATGGTCTAAGGAGAAAACAAAATGAAATTCTCAGAATATATAAAAGAAAAAGATATGAAACTCTACTTAAAAAAAGTATCAACAGAAAGTAAGGGCAAACAATTCGAGTTAGACGGCGAGCTGGTAGATATTGTTGATTTTGTTGAAGTCAATACTGCCGATGATGTTGAGCCTCTTACACCAAAAGAAATAGATAATATTATAAAATTAGCAGCTGGTAAGGAAATGGCAATTGGTGCTGGATTTAAACTAAAGAGGGTAAAATGAAATTCAACGAATATATAAAAGAAGGGGCTGATGAAATAACAGTCAAAGAATTAAAAAATGCTCTTAATAAGTTTGATGATAATATGATTGTTAGAACTCAAGAACCTGGCAAAGGTTCTAGTATTTCTCTTGGTATTATTGACAAAGCTAGAATAGGAAAAGGTAAACAAAACAGTAATATAGCATTTATACCAATTTATAAAGTAGGAAGTTCATACGCATGAAATTTAATGAATATATAAAAGAAGAAGAAAAAGATAATTCTGAATTAAACATTAAATTAGCAAATTATTTTAAGGATAATCCTTATAAGTCTGATGATGATTTTCATAAGTTTGCCGAAGAAAATAATATAGAACCAGACGACTTAGAAAAAATGGCATACCAAATAATATCCACATTCATGTATGGTGGTATGGCAAATAAAGAAGGTCTCAAAGAAGAAGATGTAGATCAAAAAGAATTGGAAATGGGAACAGAAGTAGAATACGAACATTTGGATAAAAAATCCCCATTCGCCACTATGATGGCAAAGAGAATTTCATTGGATCATCTGGCCGAACTAAAAGACTATTATTCGAGACTTAAAAAGATGGAATCGGAGGGTGGATCAGAATGAAATTTAGAGAATATATAGAAGAAGAACGTGGCAAAGGAATGGGTGTTGGTGGAGAAAAACAAAAAGATGGTGGATCAAATATTTGTAAATGTCCTAAATGTGGAGAAGAAGTAACTCATAAAAAAGGTGTTCCTTGTAAGGAAAATAAATGTCCTAAATGTAATACCTTAATGCAAGGAAAATCAAAATGAAATTTAATGAATATATCGCTGAGTCATTAACTGGTACAATATACCAATATTCAATGGGGAAATGGTCTAAACTAAGATCAAAAACTATTGATCAAGCTATGAAAGAAACAAATGCCAGAGAAGGGGTACATATAGTATCACCTCTTAATGATAATGATGCAGACGAATTATTAAAGAAAAATAAAGATATATTCTTATTTATAAATCCATATGTATTGGATGTAAATAGAAAAAGAGTATTGGTAATCCTTGATAATAAAAAGGATGCCGAATCAAGTCATAGAGAATCCAGAATGGATATTTAATAGGAGAAATAAAATGAAATTTTCAGAGTATGTAAGCGAAATGAAAGACTGGCGAGATAACCCAAAGAAAGGTGATAAATTCACATTTGAGGGAATGGAATACGTTATAGTATCCATAAGTTCCAAAGATGTTGGACTTAAAGATGATAAAGGAAAATCAAAAAAAGTTACAACTGACGAACTAGATAAAATGTTAAGATCAGACGATTAAGGAGATATAAAATGAAATTTGAAGAATATTTAGAAGAGATGAAAAAACTTGAGGACTTTCCAAAGAAAAAGAAATTCAAGGATGGGGATAAAGTTATTATACAATCTGGAGATGGAAAAACATTATTTATAGGAACAGTGAAAATCAGCGATGATAATGATTATTCAGTTATGATAGATAAACCTCTTAATGGTAAGTGGAATAAAAAACTTTGGAAAAAGGGTGATGGCATCTCACTGGGAGTAAATGATAAGGATGAACCAGATTTAGAAACTGTAAGAGCATATAAAGGATAATAGGGAGATATAAAATGAAATTTGAAGAATATTTAAACGAAGAGTATGATAAAGGTTGTTCTAAACTTAAACAAGCTTTGGATAATATAAGACCTCAATATGTCGAAGACGATAACACAGAAGGTGTTAAAGCAGTCGATAATTGGATAAAAGAAATCGCAGATGATGCGGGCGACAAGCAAAAAGATGCTCTCTCACAAGATCAATATGCAGCCGCTTGGAAGTTTGCAAACCCAAAAGGATAAAATAATATGAAATTTTCAGAATATGTAAATGAAAAATCAGGCGATAAAGAAGCCTATAAAAAATTCTTTGAAGAAAAACTAAAGAAGTTTGGTGTAAAATCACCGGCCGAATTAGAAGGCGACAAGAAAAAAGAATTTTTTGACGAAATAGATAAAGAGTGGGAAGGCGATAAAGAATCTGATTAAGGTGTTATGAAACACTTTAAATCATTCCTTAATGAACAATTTTCATTAAAGGACTTTGGACTATCCTTCACCTATACCAAAAATCTAGGCATCAATAATGTTTTTAGAACAGAGAAGGCTCATAAAACATATAAAGGTAAAGCCAATTATGGTAAGGGTAGATACTATACTCTTAAACAAGAAGACGCAGAAGAATATACATTAAACCCTGAATCATCAAAAATAGAATACTACGATCCTAAAGTACATGGTAAGATAGATACTCATGGTGTATTAAGAAATATGAAAGTTGTAGTATTTGATCTAGAAGATGATCAAGATTTTAAAAACTTAGAAACTATAAGAAAAAAAGTAAATAATAAATTAGAAAAGTTTTTCCTTGATAATGGTATACATGGAATGGTAATAAAATCAGAAAATATGAATTATGGCGGAAATCAATTAGTAGACTATACTGGTAAGTATGTAAGATAATATATAAATATTAATTGAAGGAAATATATAATGGACGAACAAGAACAATTATTAGAAAAAGAAATACGACAAAATCTCTCCGGCGATCTAGGAATAAACAAAAAAGGTTTATTAAAAACTGGTATATATGATATAACAACAGATATACATGGCGAACCGTTAGAATTCCGTAAAGACCCTCATTTAAGAAAAGCAGAAACTAAAATAGGATTAACAAAAGAACATATAATAGAAATAGCCAAATGTAAAAAAGATCCAGTCTATTTTATGAATAACTATTGTTATATAAATGATCCCAATGAAGGGCGATCAATCATAACTCTATATCAATGGCAAGAAAAACTAGTGCGCCAACTCCAAGCACAAAAATATAATATACTATTACTTCCTAGACAATCAGGGAAATCCCAAACATTGGCATTATTCCTTGTCTGGTATATGTGTTTTTATAAAGATAAACTATCTGCTATTCTAGCGAATAAAGGCGTTACTGCCCGTGAAATATTCTCAAGACTTATGATGGCATATAGAGGACTACCACATTTTCTTAAAGGTGGAGTTTACGAGTTCAACAAATCATCCATTGGTATTGATACTGGTAGTGGAACAATATCTTCCGCTACATCTGAATCTGGTCTCCGTGGTTTTACTATTAATGGTTTATTAATGATTGATGAGGCAGCTATTATACAAACATCATTATTTGAAGAATTCTATACCGCCATGTATCCTACAATATCAAGAGCGGATAATGCCAAAATAGTATTGGTATCAACCCCCAAAGGCATGAACCATTTTTATAAATTATGGAGAGATGCCCAGAATAAAAATAACGGCTATCATCCATTTACAATAGGTTGGGATGAAATACCTGGCCGAGATGAAAAGTGGAAAGAACAAGAAATACAAAATATGGGTGATATTGATAAATTTAATCAGGAATATTGCTGTAGTTTTATTTCAAGTGGTAGTATGTTATTATCATCAGCCGCCATGAGTTCTATCACATACGAGCCCCCTAAAAAAGAAATGTATGAAGGAACATTTAAGATTTATAAAGAACCAGAACCAGATATGAAATATATACTATCTGTGGACACATCAGAAGGTGTAGGGAAGGACTTTTCCACTATAAACGTATTATCAGTCGATAATACTGGGTTTATTGAGCAGGTGGCTGTATATAGAAACAATAAGATAGAATTAACAATGTTTCCTTATACAATAGAAAAGATTGGCCAAATGTATAATAATGCCTTGACAATAATAGAAAATAATTCTATTGGTCTTGTAGTATGTAATGCATTATTTAATGATATTGAATATCCAGAATTATATGTAGATACCAAGGAAATAGGAATTAGAACAACCAAATCAACAAAAAAAGCTGGTGTTAGATATGCAAAAGAACTTATAGAAAATCATGGACTAAAGATAAATGATTATGATACCGTGGTTGAACTATCAAATTTTACCAGAAGAAAAAATTCATATGAGGCGGCAGATGGATTTACTGATGACATTATAATGGGACTAGTATTGTTCTCTTATTTCTCATCTCTTCCATATTATAAAGAATGGTGTGATACTGATTTTGTTTCAAGGATGTATAAAAAGAAAATGGAACAAATATCTTCAGAGCAAATGTTGCCTGTATACCACCAGGATGGCGGAGAAGAGAGTTCCAATTTTGATGAAGCGAATAATGGATTTACAGTTGTGTAGATGGAACATTCCAATGAGTATATATTAAAGGATATAATTAAACATGGTGGCCATTGTATAGATATAAACTACCTAAACTGTTACCAATGTCCATTCGATAATTTTTGTGATATAGACAAAATACTATGGACTGATATATACAATAATTCAATAGAAGAACTTGAAAAAATCAAACAAGAAAAAATAGCCCAAATACTAAAATAGCCCATATTCAGTTATGCCCAAATAGGATGGGAAACTTGATCTGGATCGGTTTGCATGATATAATATCTTATCGAAATTGAAGGAATCTATAATTGGGCAAAACACTATCCAAAGAACAAATCGATCTTATTAATAAAATTCTGACTGATAGAAGATGCCCTGGATATGGCGATTGTACGGGATGCATCATGAGATATCATAAAAATAATATTACTCCGTTGCATATATGCTCAATTAATAAATTTAGAAAGATATTAAAACAAAATAAAATCCAAGAGATACTCAAATGAATAAGAAAGAATTTTTTTATGGAGCACAATATAATATGAATAATATGGACAAAAAAAGGTATTATTGTCATGGGTCAGATTGTAGTATATGTCCAATAGAAAAGAATTGTCCCATTAATTCATTAGTGGATGAAAAGATTAATATACATATATTAAAAGAATATAAAAGATATAAAATCCTAGAGATATTAAAATGAAATCTATTGATAAAAGAGATATTAGAAAGCTAAAGATTATGATTAAAAATGGTGGAAAGTGCCCTGATCATATAGGGGATTGTAATGAATGCCCTATTGACTTAATAGTTCATAGTTCTGATCATGCTTGTGGATGCACTTATGACTTGGCCAATAAAACAGCCAAAGAACTTTTAAAACAATATAAGATTAAAGAAATATTAAAATGAAACTAAGTGATATGCAAATTAAAGGACGTAGACTGAGTCCCTGTAATAGGACTACAATGGCATGTTGTAGCCCTGATTGTCCATTAATACAATATATTTCAAAAATAAGAAATATTGATATTGAAGAATTAACGGATGGGTCAGGCTTGGCAGGAAAAGAAATAAGTAAGCTTGAAAAAAGAATAAAACATGAAATTAAAAATATAAACGGGGAATCAGCTTGTGCAGTATTGTATTTGTATTTAGTAAAAAAAGAAAAAGAAGAAAAAATTAAGGAAATATTAAAATGATAGTTACAACCAACTATAGAGGAGTTCTAAGCGGTGCGTGCCCTTATTATAAAAAATCATCATTTGATGATGTTTTACCAAAAATTGGTAGTGCATTTTGTGAACAATGTAAAGAATTTTTGATTAGAGATTCTATGTCTACTGTTATATGTAATCAGGAAATACTAGAAAAGAAAAGAAATAAAATTAAGGAAATAATGAAATGAAAATATTATTGATAGATGATTTTAGAGAAAATATCCATGCTGATAAAATCGCCAGTACATTTGAGCAAGGAATTGAATGTCTTAAAAATGAATACTGGGATTTATTATTATTAGATCATGATTTATGTGATGAAGATCCCAGAAAAACAGGATATGGTATAATGTGTTGGTTGGAACAAAACCAAAACCATCTTCCTGGTAGGATAGAATTTGTAACTGCTAATCCAGTAGGAAGGAAAAATATGGAAAGAGTTAGGATTAATTTATATGAAAAAATTTGAATGGAAGGGACATATATTTAATACTGATTCCTCGGGGCATATATGGTATTGTCCCAGAAAAATTGGTGTGGATTCTGCAGTATCTTGTATCGATTGTCCGTGGACAGGATATATGCTCGGACATTGTGAATTAAGGTCTGATATTTTAGATAAAGAATATCATAAAAGACGAGTATTGAAGGAAATACTAAGATGAATAGGTTTAACATACCTTTATTATTTGACAAAACTCTTAATGAGAATTGTCCGTATTGTATAAGATCAACAGTACTTTTCCATAAATGTAAAATAAAACAAAAGTCTGTTATAGGGGACGGCAATTGTATAATTATCTGCCCGTATAATAAATGTATTCATCATATGTTGGAGAAAAAGAATTTAATAAAAGAGATATTAAGATGATTAGTAAATATGGATTAGCTAATAGAATAATTAACAATGGAAAATGCGGTGTATCGTCATGTGACTATTGCCCGATGCCATCACAAATTAGGGTGGATCATAAACCATATAATTGTATGCTCAGAATAGCTCGGAAATGGGCCAATAAATATTTGAAAAGATATAATAAAATTAAGGCAATACTGAAATGAGTCAATGTGAATATTGTAAAACTAATCCTTTACGCCCATTTAAGGTTTGTAAATTACATAGAATCAATACTTATTCTGGAACATTATGTGTTTTATCTTTTGATGGAGTAGATAATAAACTAGAATGTCCAGTATATAAAAAATTTGCAAAGAAAGAAAAAATTAAGGAGATACTAAAATGAAAATAGGATTTACAGGAACTAAAGACGGAATGACCCCTGAACAAAAAAAGACAATAACAGATTTTATAGAAAATAATTATATATCAGAATTCCATCACGGAGATTGTATAGGATCCGATGAGGATTTTCATAATATTTGTTCTAATAATGGAATAGACAATATAATAATTCATCCGCCCATATTTGATAAACATAGGGCGTTCTGTAAATCAAAAACTATTTTAGAAGAAAAACCATATTTGAAAAGAAATAAAGATATTGTAAATTCATCTGATATATTATTAGCTACCCCAAATAGTACAAATGAAATATTAAGGTCGGGAACATGGTCGACAATACGATATGGAATAAAAAATAATATTAAAGTTATTATAGTATATCCAAATGGGATTTCAGAATTAAAATGAAATGTAATAGTAAAAAATGTAAATGGTATGACAAATTGAGCGGCTGTCATAATAATTGCAAATGGATTTATAAACCAAAAAAGGATGGTACCTGTTCAGATTTTCTTACACCAGCATACCACAATAAAAAGTATCTTATTAATAGCAAATCATATAAAGATTGTTATTATTTTAAAAAAGAAAAATTAAACAAGATAAAGGAAATATTAAAATGAATAAAATAGAAAAAATGAAATTATATAGGGGCCGAGTCATATGTAATAATATATGTAAGAAATGTCCCATTGTATCTCATATATTAAAAAAGACTAAGAAATCAAAATTCAGATCGTCTGATATTAATAGGTTTATATCCAAAAATAAGATTGTTCATAATTTTGATCATTCTTCTTGTGGAGATATATTAGTCCATATAAAAAATAATTAAAATGAAATATGTATATAAACATATAATAAATAAACCCATTACCTTAAAATATGGGAAAATTAAATTGTATAGAGGTAATAATGGATATTGGAAATGTTCTGCAGAATGTCATATGTGTAATTTCAATCCCAAATTATGTAGCTGTCATGATGGCCCCAGCGTGGCCACCTATCCTGTATTATATCAGTTGGAAAGGGAACAAAAAATAGAGGCGATATTAAAATGAAATATTATATGCATGGGGCCGATGATGATTGCCCATATGGATTCAGAATAAGAGATATAAACGATAATTTTAAAAGTTCGCAAATAGTTAATGTTGGTGGAGGATTTTGTATAAGTTGTAAACACTTTATTTCAAAAAATACTAAAAAACATATAGTAGCCTGTAAACTGGAAAAGCAAGATAAAATAAAAGAGATAATGAGATGAAATATAAAGTAGGAGATTGGGTATATATTAAAAAAAATGCACATGAAATAATGCATTTTAATTGGAACATATTAATGGATCAATACCTAGGGAAGAAAGGTCAAATAAAAAAATTAAACGTAGACTGTATAGATATATATGACGAACACCTTGATAATACATGGTCTTTCCTTTTTGATTGTATAGACAAAAAAAGAATGTTAATTGAAGAGATATTAAAATGACTAGAACGATTAAAAAACCATTATTATTAAAATGTTTATTAAAAGCTTATTGTAGCAAGAAACTCAAGAAAAACTACCTAGAACTTTATAATGATGAATTCGGCAGTACTAACGGTATTAAGAATAAAATAAAATTCTTTTTTATTACTATTTTTTTGATTCCCTGTATATTATCATATACAATATGGTTCATTACAATAAAAAATAAAAAAGTATTACTAGAAGAATTTGATTTAGATCATATAGGATATCCTACAGAAAAAGAATTAAAGATAATAGAGATTATGAAATGAAACCAATAAAAAAATTAAAAACAAATAGTATGAAAAAGCGTTTTATGTCCTGAAGGTGGTTGTCATGAATGTCCAATGTCCGTATAGTAAACTAAAAAATGGGAAATATTATTGTCATATAATTAAAACATATAATAATAAATATATTGAAGATCCATATAGTTGTGGTGGGGGAGGATCTTGTTTAGGAAAATCGAATTGGCCATCATATAAGGATAAGAGAATATGTAAGTATTATCAAGATGCTATAAGACAAAAGAAAATAAGAGAGATAT